GCCCCATAGCGGCGCTGGTGGCGCTGGTGGTCGCGTCCTGGCGCTGGTGGCGCTGGTGGTCGCGTCCTGCCGATCTGGTGGCGCTGGTGGCGCTGGTGGTCGCGTCCTGGCGCTGGTGGCGCTGGTGGTCGCGTCCTGCCGATCTGGTGGCGCTGGTGGCCACGTCCTGCCCCGCTTTTCACATATGCCCCGCGGCCTATGGCGGGGCAGGCTGGTGTTTCTTGCGCGCCTGGCACGTTGCAAGCGTGATCACAAATAGGGCAAGCGTGATCACTTCGGCCGTGATCACAAGCCCTTGCCGATCGGTTGTGATCACGTTGAAGGATGCATTCAAAATCAATCACTTAGACCTGGATCGCGGCGACTGGATCAATGATCGCGCTGGAATTTCGTTTGGATTCAATGGGTTGGCTTGGGGTCCCATCTAGCCGAGGCAGGGGTGGCGGGGGAAGCGCTGACCGCAAAACGCGGGTGATCTGAAAAAGCCGGCAGCGAAACAGCCTCGATCGCCCGGATACCGATCGCCCGGATATTTGCAAAATGCGAATCCCGTAGTTGCAAATTGCAAATCGTTGCAAAATGCGAATCTTTGCAAAGTAAACCGGACAGTTTAGCAAACCTGCAAAGTCGGGCTGCTCGGACGCCGGCAACCCGTTGTCCCGGCTTTGGTGTTTTTCTGGAATCGGCAAGGAAATTGAATTGGATCGACCGGCACACCTGACACACTTGCTGTTTCACCGTAAATCGGAGGTGTGCCGGATATTTCTCAATAAAATCAACGCCAAACACACTTGGCACACTTGGCACACCTATTTTCTAGGAGACTTCTCTAAAGGAGTAAATAGATCGTAACACGATTACAACGTGGTAGATGATTGATCCTAAGTTCTTCCTACCGCGACAAGTCTCTATGGGGGAGGTGTGCCGAGGTGTGCCGGCCCTAAAATGGCATCAAGTGGCTGATAACGCTTCTTTTTTAGCGGCACACCTCCCGGCACACCTAGAAACGGCAGGTGTGCCAGGTGTGCCGGAGCAAAGAAAAACCCGACACGAGGCCGGGTTCTGTAGGATCATTGTATGTAGTCTATTTTCAAAAAATGTGCGTTTTGTCGGGTGGAAGGGTCGCTCCAATGCGTCTGAAGACCCTCTGACGACCGAAACGAGCGGTCATAACGGGGTTCGGCAGACGCTCCCAACCCTTCACACGCGCCAGAGCGCGGCCCACCCTGGTCGCTTCTGACGAGTTGTACTTGCCGGGGTCATTGCCCATCAGGTCGGTGAAGACCTCAAGGGCACAGGTCACGCTGCGGTACTCCTTGGGGGCGTCTGCATCAAGGTCGTCAAAGCCCGTCTCGGTGCCGATCGGCTGGTCAAGCCAAGCCTCGATGCGACCGGCAAGGGAGTCCTCAGCGGTGTCAACGCGACGGCTCTCTTGCAGCTTCACGGCTTCCGCCTTGGCATCTTCGCTCTGCATGTAGAGAGGTAGTTCGCGCAGTTTGCAGGACTCGCGCAGGGCGCGGTACATCAAGAAGCCCTCGGCCCAAATGTGGTCGATGACAGCCTCAAGGCCGTCGGTGTCGATGTCGCCTTCGAGGTTGCACTGGATCGGCCAGAAGCGACGGCCGCCCGTGTGGTCGCGCAGATACTCGTCGTCGTTGGTCGAGCCAATGAAGATGCACTGCCGAGGGTAGGTTTCCGCGAAGGACTTGTAGGCCAGGCGGGTCTTGTCGTGGGTCCGCGACACCCATGCCTTCAGCACGTTCGTGTCGGCCTTCGAGAAGCCCTGCAATTCGGGGATCTCGATGATCCACGACCCTTGGATTTGCTCGACCATCGCTTTCGTGTCGTGGAAGTCGCCGGCCAGTTCGCTTGACCAATTCCGTCCGATGACGCGGATGAAGGTAGACTTCCGCTTGCCCTGCAAGCCTTCGAGGATCGGCACGAAGTCGAACTTGTGGCCGGGTTCGTAGATACGCGCCACGGCACCCAGGATCATCAGCCGGGCAGCTTCCCGGTGGTAGGGGGTGTCGGGAGCGCCGAGGAAGTCGATGAACAGCCGCTCGACCCTCATCTTCCCGTCGTAGTGCTTCGTGGCTTCCTCGATGTAGTTCTTGACCGGGTGGTAGCTGTTGGCCCGAGCAACGATGTCGATCGCCGCCTTCAGATCTCGGTCGGCGACCTTGATGCCGTAGCCGCCCTGTCCCTTCGGCGCCTCGATCATTCGGCGGAGGTCGTAAAGATGCGAGTCGGTGAAGTTGGTGCCATTGATCGGATCGGGAACCTTCCAGTGAGGTCCGTCCAGTTGCACCATTGGCTTCTTCACATGCTCACGGTCGCGGGTCGCTTGTCGAGGTTCGTTAACGATGGCTATCTCCACTTTGAATTTGTTGAACGCGATAGTGCCGAAGGTCCGGACATCATTTCCGGAAATCAGGTGGACGTTGTGCAGACACCCCGTAGGAGCGCCTTCCTCGTTCCGGGCCATGAGCGAGGTCCAATCGGCGATCGGATTGACCTTGGCTGTAGGCTGTTCGATCCGGACGGTTAGAGCAGTGGGGCCGAGTAGATCGGCCAGCGGGTCAACCTCATCCTTTTTCGCGGAAATGGCAGGGAGGTTCGACTGAAGGCGGTTGTCTTGCGCGGCCTGGATGACCGAGCGGAAGGTGATGGGGTTCTTGGCGCCCTTGAACGACCGCCAGACGATCTTCGAGTCGCGGAGGCTGAACTTGTCGCTCTGCCGGGACCAATCGCACCACTTGTCGAAGCCGATCTGGCTCCCGCGGTATTGGTGCGAAAGGCCGGCCCCGACGGTCAGCCAGTTTTCTCGGTCTTCGACCCAATCCTCGGGCAGATCGGCGATGTAGCCGTCCACCTGTTCGTCGGTCACGTCGATCGGCTCGGCCCGAACGATGGCAAAGAGGTCGTCATCGTCGTCTTCTTCGTCCTCGACGGTGGCAATCGACCAAAACGAGGTGTCCACGACCGAGCCGAAACCGAGGCCCAACATCGGCCAGTCGAATTCGCGCTGCCAGCGGTAGGCGATCCCGGTGTCTGGGTGGATCGACGGCGGGACCACAACCTGTTTTCCGGTGCCGAAAAAGTCGATTTCCCAGTCGAATTTTTTGACTTCCCGACCCAATTTCGGGTCAAAAACCATCGAAAAACCCTCAGATTTGGCAATTTTGCCATTTTTCATGGGTTTTTCGGTCAAAACGTAGACGTGGCGGCTCTCTCCGCCCGATCCCGACCTGACCATCGGCATTTCATCGACATCGAGTGCCAGAAGGTCGCGCACGGCGTCCCAGGCGTCGTCGGCCTGATCGGGATCGCGGATGTCTACGTCGATGACGTGGATGTAGCCTGCCGGGGTCTTCGAGAACTCGCCGAGGCGGATGCCGATGTTCTGCCCGGTCTCATATTTGCGCTTGAGCGCGGCGAAATCGTTCACCGGGGCGGTAGACCAGCCCTCGTCGGCCGGCGCTTTGGATTTTGGCTTCAGCCAGTGCAGCGCGGCACCGGCATCCAGCATAGGTCGAACGGACTTCAGGACTTCATCGAAGGTCAACATGCGTTCCGCCGCTTAAAGGATGAGGAAAGGGGCGAACTGCTCTTTGGTCAGGCGACCGGATGAAACTTCGATGATCTTACCGGCACCCTTGGGCGAAACCCGGCTCTCCCCGAGCCAGCGGTAAGCGGTGAAGCGGCAGCAGCCGATCTCCTTGGCCAGCTTGGCAGGGGCGATTCTTCCGTCGATGACCATGCCCGGAATGTGGTCGAGATTCGTTGCCAGCAGAGTGTGCAGCGGGGTCTCCCAGAATCGCGAAGTGCTTGGATTCATAGGAGGTCTGCCTTGTTTCCGTTCGCGAGGGGTTGCCAACAGTTGAGTCGGGGTCATGCGGATACTCCATCGCGTCAGATTTATCGTGACACTACATGCCCTTAGCGTGACTTTCAAGTCTAACGTGAAATTTGTTCTTGCGATAAAGGCGGCTTTATGTCTTTATCCGGCTTATCGAAACCGCCAACCGCCGCAGGAGCAACCATGAGCAGCATCGAAACCCTCATCGCCGAGAACATCAAGGCAATGGTGAATCTCACCGAAGCCTTGAACAAGTCGAACGACCAAAACGAGCGCATCATCGGCCTGAAGGCCGACGCGATCGAGACCATCAAGCAGACCGCTTCGAAGCCCGATGCCGCGCCGAAGGCCGCCGCAAAGAAGACCGAAGCCGCTCCCGAGGTGAAGACCGAAGCCGCTCCCGAGGTGAAGACCGAAGCCGCTCCCGAGGTGACGACCGAGGAAGTGAAGCAAGACCCGATCGCCCAAGCGATCTCGGGATACGTGGTCGGTGACTACGACGCAGCCGATCCGAAGGCCGCTGAAGAACGCGCTGCTCGCTCCGCGAAGGTCCGCGAGATATTCGCCGCGATCGCCAGCAAGGCTGGCATCGAGGTCAAAAAGCACTCCGATGTGCCAGAGTCGTTCCACGGGGCGTTCCTCAAGACGATCGCCAAGCGCGTCGAAGAAGGCAACCTGGTGATCGGCAAGAACTCCGACGATCTGTTGGGGGCCTGATCATGGACGCCAAACTGAAGCGCAGCCGGGTCAAGAAGGTCATCGACGCGCCGATGACCCACCGCGAGCGCATGGCCGCAGTCGATGCCAGAGCAGCGGAGACGCGCGCTCGGGTGCAAGCGGAACTCGATGAAAAAGGCTACGGCCCGATGCCTCGTACCAGCTACCGCTGGATGAAGCCGCGCACGAAGGGTCTGCCATTCAGCCGAATGCAGTTCGTCAACGCGATTCCCGGCATCAACGGGTCGCGTGGGCTGCTGGTGCTTCGGCACCCGACGAAGAACCGGGTCGCCATCAAGCCCGCGTCCGACCAACTGCTGCAACTGTTCATGCCATCGCTGCCGCCCGCGTTTGCGGCGTCGATGCTCGGCGTGAACTGAACCCGCCATAGGAGAACATCATGGCCGACATTTCTGAAAACAACCTGGGCTATCTGAAAAACATCGTCGCCGCCGGCAAAGCCACCGTCCCGGCGCTGGTCTTCGCCAAGCTGCGCGAACTCGGCCTCGTTACCAAGGTCGAAGGCGAAACCGGCGGCCGGGGCAAGACCGTCGTGACCGCGACGGCCAAAGGAAAAGAGGCCGTAGCATGAACCCGACCTTCAGGTTCGAACTTGGCGACAATGTGGGCATCATCGTTTCCAGCGAGCGCGGCATGGTGATCGCACGGGCAGAATACCTTGAGAGCGAGCCGCAATACCTTCTTCGCTACAAGGCGGCCGATGGCCGGGCCTGCGAAGCCTGGTGGGCAGAGAACGCTCTGACCCCTAACTGACCCCTAACTGACAACTGCACCGCGCCTTCGGGCGCGGCGCTTCTCTGGTGCGCGATCTCCCGAAAAAGATCGCTGTAACGACGTTCGGTTTGTGCCTCTTGCGCCAACGAGGGCCGACGGTCGCGCACCAGAAAAGCGCCGCGAGGTAACATGGCAGCACACGCAAAACTCGGACCGTCTTCGGCTGACAGGTGGATGACATGCCTCCCTTCGGTGGCATTGATCGACATGCTGGCGTCGAAGGGATGGGTCGATCTGGGCGGCTCGTCGGTCTATGCTGACGAGGGCACCGCGGCCCACGAGATCCGCGAACTGTCGCTGAACCTCGGGCTGGACCCGCACGACTTCATGGGCAAGAAAATCTACGTCAACGGTGCGCCTTACGAGGTGACGCAGGAGATGTGCGACTTCCTCCTGCCGGGCATCGACTGGATCAGATCGCACACGCTTGACCCGGATGTTGAAATCCGTGTGGACCTGTCGCCGTGGCTCCCAGGTCAGTTCGGCACGATGGACGGCGGCTGGGTATCTGGCGACACGCTTTATGCGTCGGACCTGAAATACGGCATGGGCGAACAGGTGAGCGCCGACGACAATCGGCAGCAGAAACTCTACGCCCTTGGATACTATCACTACCTCGGTCGGCCGGCGGGGGTGAAAAAGGTCGTGGTCTGCATCGACCAACCTCGGGCCGGTGGCTTGAAGTTCTGGAACTGCTCGATCGAAGACCTCTTGGCCTTCGGTGAGGAATGCAAGATCGTCTATGAGAAGCTGCAAGCGATCTACGCTGAGGCCGAGACGATCCTGACTGTCGAGGACTTTTACGCTCACTTCAAGAGCGGCTTCAATGTCACCCAGAAGGGGTGCCGCTGGTGCAAGGCCAAAGAGCCGAGCAAGAACGGCGCCTACATGGGGTGCCCGGCCCGAAACGACTTCTACACCGAGTTGTTCCAAGGTCAGTTTGACGACCTTGACACCGCACCCGCATTCCCCGATCCGGCCAGCTTCGACCCGGCCAAGCGGTTTTTCGTCGTGAGCCACGCTGCCGACGCGAAGAAGTGGCTCGCCGCGATGCACGAGGCCAGCTTGGCTGCGGCGATGAACGGCAACCCCGATCCCGGCTCCAAGGCCGTAATCGGTCAGAAGGGCGACCGCTATTTCACGAATGCAGTGAAAGCAAAAGAAATACTTGAATCTGCGCTAGGTTCTGGCGCATATAAACCGAGGCAACTGATCGGCATCACCGAAGCCGAGAAAGCCTTGAAGCCGGGACGCAAGAAGCCCGGCAACAGGGAAGCCTGGGAACTGCTGAACGCACTGGTCGATCAGCCAGACGGGAAACCGATCCTGGTGCCAGTGGAAGATGCCCGCGATCCGGTCAAGCCGTATGCGGACATGTTCGATGATCTGGATTGAAACCGGCAAACGAGGTCAACATGGCAATCGAAGAAAAATCGGACGGTCGTTCCGTCCAACTGAAGCGGGTGCGGCTGTCTTTCACCAAACGGTTGAAGACCAAGGGCAAGACCTCAGACGAAGCGACGAAAGAAACGCATGGTCTGAACATCGTCCTTGACGCGGACTCGGAGAACCATCGGAAGTGCATCGCTGCGCTGAAGGAGGCGGGGAAGCAGGCGTTCAAGAACGAGAACGCCTACATCGAAATCGCCGAGGACGCTCCGAAGCGGGTCTGTTTCCGCGAAGGTCGCAAGTTCAAGAACAAGGAAGGCAAGATTTACGCTGGCTACGAAACCGGCAAGATGGGTTTCGCAGCCAACGGACCTTCCGGCGGTGACAAGCGGCCAAAGCTGCTGGATCGCCGCAAGCGGCCTGTCGAGGAAAAGGACATCAACGATGTCTTCTACGGCGGCTGCTATGCCGACGTGGTGGTGTCTTTCTACGGGACCGACAAGGGCTCCCGTGGCATCTTCGCGACGATCGAGGCTATCCGGTCGCACGAGGAAGGTGAACGTATCGGCGGCGGCATCGACGTGGATGCCGACGACTTTGACGACCTCGAAGATGACGACTCGTTCGTCAGCGGCGGGTCCAAGAAGTCCGACGACGACGACCTTCTCGGCTGATCTGCAACCTGAAACCGGGGCTTCGGCCTCGGTTTCACTTTTTAAGTGAGAGAGTCCATGAAAGACCTGATGATCGACCTCGAAACCCTCGGCACTCAGGTGAACGCACCGATTGTCGCGGTGGGCGCTTGCTTCTTCGACATCAAGACCGGCGAAATCGGCAAGACCTTTGACGCCGCGATCGACGTGAGCCATGCCCTTCGCTTCGGCAAGATGAGCGGCGACACGCTGAAATGGTGGCTGTCGCAGGGCGACGAGGCCCGACAGAAGGTGGCTCGCGGTCGCTCCGATCCGATCAAGGTCTACAACGCCTTCTGTGATTTCGTAGCCTCGGGCGGCAGTGGTGTGCGCCCGTGGGGGAACGGGGCCAGCTTCGACATTTCGATGCTTGAGTTCTCGATGGGCCGCGTGATCGAGCGCACTCCGCCGTGGGACTTCTGGAACGTCCGCGACTGCCGCACGATCAAGCATCTGGCCTCCGCCCTCGGGTTGAAGTTCGGCGGCGAGCGCAAGGGCGTCCATCACTCTGCACTGGATGACGCTGTGTTCCAAGCCGAATGGGTTTCCCAATACTGGCTGCAGATTGTCGATCAGTTCGCCGCCGCGCGCCCGCAACCGGCTACAATCACAACACAGGTGCCGGTTGCTCCTAACCTGGACGACCTCCTTGGGTAGAGATATGACTGAACTTTTTTCCAGACTTGATTACGATCCGGTAACAGGACTATTCACCTGGAAATATTCGGAGCATTTGCCTGCCTGGCGAAACAACCGATTTGCTGGAAAAGAAGCTGGTTCGGTTACAAAAAGCGGCTACAGAACTATAAACGTAAGTGGAGATCGGACAACTAAGCTGATCTTCGCACATCGCTTGGCATTTCTATTTATGCTAGGCCATAGCCTTCCTTTTGATGTGGAAGTGGATCATATCAACGGAAACCGCCTTGATAATCAGTGGGTCAATCTTCGAGATGTGACACACTCATCGAACGGCAAGAATAAAGGAATGAGCCGTTCGAACAGAAGCGGTTACAAAGGTGTGTCATACAGGCCGTCATGCCAACTGAAGTGGCGAGCGCAAATCTTGGTCGAAGGCTCTAAGATTTCTATTGGTCATTTTTCGTCCGCACGAGATGCTGCGCTGGCATACGATCAGAAGGCCGTACTAGTTCACGGAATTTATGCGAAAACCAATAAATCGTTGGGATTGCTATGATGGCCGAGTGCGTATGGGACGTGGAAAGTTATAGGAATGTCTTTCTCGTCGGGATCAAACGCTTGTCCGACGGTAAAACTCTAATCATGGAGCAAAGCCATCGGTCTAACATAGACATAGATCATCTTCGCCGGATATTGCTTCAGAATACCATGATCGGGTTCAATTCGATGGCCTATGACGCCCCCGTAACGTGGAAGTTCATTTCGACCGGCTCCGTTGCCGAAGCGAAGGTTGCTACGAATAAGATCATTCTTGGTGGAGTTAAGTATTGGGACGTTGAGGACGCGATTGATGTTGCCGTTCCGTATGATTTCAAAAAGCGGGCTATAGACCTGATCGAACCGCAGCCGAACCCGTTCGCCAGCCTGAAAATCCTTCACGCCCGGATGCACGGCGAGGAACTGCGAGATCTGCCCTATGACCCCGAGGAAACGCTCACTGACGAGCAGATCGACAATCTGCGCGTCTACCTCGAAAGGTCCGATCTGCCGGCCACCGAGAAGCTGTGGAACGCGATGGACGAGGGTATCGAGTTGCGCCGTGCCATCGGCGGGATGATCGGCCAGAACCTGCTGTCGAAGTCCGACACGCAGATGGGCTTGGCGATCATCAAGAAGCGGGCCGAGGACATCACAAAGCGGAAGATCGAGAAGTCTGCCGTCAAGGCCGGCCACACCTTCCGCTACAAAATCCCGTCCTACATCAACTTCAACAGCCCTCAGCTTCGGGCGATGCTGGACAGCATTCGGAACCACGACTTCATCGTGGACAAGGATGGTAAGGTCCAGCTTCCGGCGTTCCTCGGCGAAACCATCCGGCTCGGCGCGACCGAATATGCGATGGGGATCGGCGGCCTGCACTCGACCGAGTCCAACCGGGCGATCCGGTCCAGCGAAACGCATGTCCTGTGCGACTTCGATGTGGCGTCCTATTACCCGGCCATCATCCTCACGCTCGGCCTGTTCCCCGATGCTGTGGGCCGCGACTTCCTGACCGTCTACGAGGGCATTCGACAGGACCGCCTGAAGGCGAAGAAGGAGAAGAACAAGGCCGTGGACAAGGCGATGAAGATTGCCCTGAACGGCACGTTCGGAAGCCTCGGGTCTCGGTTCAGCTTCGTCTATGCCCCTGAACTGATGATCGCTGTGACGCTCACCGGGCAGTTGGCCCTGCTGATGCTGATCGAGCGGGCTGAGGAAATGGGTATCCCGGCGATCTCAGGGAACACCGACGGCGTGGTCTTCTGCGTCCCTCGGTCGAAGTTCTCCGGGTGGGTCAAGGACGCCAGCGGCAAAGACACGATTCGCCCGGCCCCATCGCCTCTGGCAGACCTGATCACCTCTTGGGAACGCGACACCGGCTTCGACATGGAGGGCACCGAATACCGGGCGCTCTACAGTCAGTCGGTCAACAGCTACTTCGCGATCAAGGCTGACGGCGGGCACAAGCGGAAGGGTCCGCTCGGCAACCCGTGGAGCAGCGACCCAAGCGACCGAGATCCGCGCGCCGCGCTGATGAAGAACCCGCAGATGACGATCCTGTCCGACGCCGCTCTCGCGAAGATCAAGGACGGGATTCCGATCCGCCAGACGATCATGGCCTGCAAGGACATTCGACAGTTCGTCACCGTGATCAAGGTCACGAAGGGCGCCACCTGGAAGGGTCGCTACCTCGGCAAAGTGATCCGGTATTACTGGTCGAAGAACGGAGAGGCGGTCTTTGAGTCCAAGCCAGACCCGCGGACCGGCAACTTCAAGAAGGTGGCGAAGACCGACGGTGCCGGAGAGTGCATGACGCTGCCGGCGGCCCTGCCCGACGACATCGACTATGACCGCTACGTCGCCGAGACTGAGACGGTGTTGAAGGAACTCGGCTACTTCGGCGATATGCTTCCGCCCGAGAAGCGTGTCCGGATCACCAAAGAAAACCGCAGTCGGATGGAGTTGGCATGGGCGCTGCTCTTGTGAAGGATTGATTGCGGATCAAAATCACTCTATAGGTGATAATCAACCGCTCGGAGAACGAAATGGCCTACTTGGATATTTGGGTCTTGGACAACGGCCTTTCATACCTCACTGCAAGAGGGCAGCGCCTTGATATTTGCTATCAGGAGCCGACGACATTCCTTCAGGCGACTGTGACCTACAGCCTTGGCTACAAGACGCCTTTGGTTATCCCGGCCCCGTCTGCTTTGATTTCCCCGGCCGGTCGGAGAGTGCTTGTCCCGGCGATCACCGATGGGATCGTCACTGCGTCTTCCACCGGGACCGTTGACGACGCTCAGTTCTGGGCGATCACGGACGTGACCAACTCCGCGCTGCTGGCCGCCGGGCTGCTGGCCGCGCCGGATCTCGTGACTGTGGGCGACGGCTTCACCCTTCCGGCCTTCAGCATCGGCTTTCCGTTCCCGACATGACGCAGATAAAGGACTTCGAGTTCACTCGGGCGCGCGAAGCCAACGAGGAAAACGAGTCCGTGATCTGGGCCGAGAACAACGGCTGGGAAGTCCGGAAGATGAAATACATCGGTCGGCGCGGTTGTGCCGATCGGTTCTTCTTCGGACACGGCACCATCGTCCCGATCGAGTTCAAGCGCGAAGGCAAGGCGCCAGACGTGTTCCAGCAGAAGGACCACAAGAAGCTGGCCAAGGTCGGCGTCAATGTCCACGTCTGCCGGTCCTTGGCCGAAGTGCAGACGATCCTCCGGCGGCATATGTGATGATCGTTGCCGGGACCGGCCACAGGTTCATCGACTTTCCGGAGCGAGCGGTGGTGTCCAGCATCGCCTCAGAACTCTGCATGATGGGTGTCCGGAAGGTGATCAGCGGCATGGCTCTAGGATGGGACATGGCGCTCGCCGAGGCTTCTGTTTCGATCGGCGTCCCGTTCGTGGCGGCGGTTCCGTTTCCGGCACAGGCCGAGCGGTGGCCGAACGATCAGCAGGCCCGTTGGGCGTCCCTGCTGCGCCAGGCGGCAGAAGTCGTTTACATCCTGCCCTACACTGCGGTGTCCGCTTACGAGCGCCGCAACAGGTGGATGATCGACCGGGCAGATCGGGTGCTGGCGTATTGGGACGGCTCTCTGAACGGCGGCACATCGAACGGGGTCCGCTACGCCGATAAGAAGCGCGTCCCGATCACGAACCTATGGGGCCAAATCCAGTGACCTATCACCCGAGATCCCGGCTCCGCGGGAAGCAGATCGTCATCCGAAACGAAATCGTGCAGAGCCGCGCGAAGCTGATAGTGAGCGGGATGGGATCGGGCAAGACTGCCTCGACCCTCACCGCGGTTCGCGATCTGCTGGACTCGCATTCAGTCAACCACGTCCTCGTCATCGCTCCGCTACTGGTCGCTACAGAGGTGTGGCCCGAGGAAATCGAGGCGTGGGAGCATACCAGGCTGATCAGCTATGCCGTAGCCTGCGGTGAAGAAGCGGAACGGAGTGCGGCGGTCGACTCCCGCGCCGAGATCACCATCATCAACCGCGAGAACCTGGTCTGGCTGGCGAAGCACATTCGATCGGTGCGCAACTGGTACTGGGACATGGTGGTCATTGACGAGTCCAGCATGTTCAAGCGCGGGGAGACCCGGACGAAGGCCGCAAAGGTGAAGCGGGTCGTTAAGGGCTGGATCATAGACGCTGACGGATACCGCGACCTGTTCTTCGACACCGAGGCTGAGGCCAAAGAGTTCGTTGAGTTCGAAGCCTACATAATGGACCTCGCCTCGTTTCCGATGGAGTTCCCTCTCGCCGGGGCCAAGCGCAAGGTGACGAAGCAGACCAAAGGCGGCAACATGACCCGCTTCGGGGTGCTGACGACTGCGCTTCCGATGATCGAGCGCGTGGTTGAACTGACCGGAACACCTCGGCCGAACGGGTGGGAGGACATGTGGGGGCAGATTTATCTGCTGGATCACGGCGAGTCCTTGGGCCGTACCAAGACCGAATTCCTGCGCGAATTCTTCGATCACAACAAGTACACGCATGAGAACACGCTCAAGCCGGGCGCCGACAAACTGATCATGGACCGAATCAGTCACCTCGTCGTAAGCCTTCCACCCGACCCTCTGGTCCCGCCTCCGGTGTATGTCACGCGCAAGGTGAGACTATCGACTACCGCTATGGTTGAGTACCGGCGCTTCGAGAAGACCCTCATCTCCCAAGAATACGACGTGGAAGCTGCAACCAGTGGCGTCCTAGCGAACAAACTGCTTCAGTTTGGCAACGGTAGTATGTACCGCGAAGATGGCACTTGCGTCCGTGTTCACAACGAAAAGCTGAAGATGCTCGCTTCGCTGGTCGAGGAGTCCGAAGGGGAGAACCTACTGGTTTTCTACGGGTTCAAGTTCGATTTGGCAGCGATCCGTGAACAATACCCGGATGCTGTGGTTCTTTCGGAAACACCGGGGGCGGTCAAAGCCTGGAACGAAGGCAATATCAAGATGTTGCTGGCACATCCTGCGTCGTGCGCTCACGGTCTGAACATGCAGTTTGGCGGTCACATTGCGGTCTGGTACGGCCTCACCTGGTCGCTCGAACTGTGGCAGCAAGCGAACGCCAGATTGCCCCGCCCTGGGCAAAAAGAGATTGTCGCGATCTACATGATCGTCGCGGAAGGCACCTACGATGAGCGTGCGGTTGAAGTTTTGACCGAGAAGGAGATCGGTCAGCAAGCCATGATCGACGGATTCACCCATTGGTTGTTTCAAGAAAAGAAACAGTGAAGTTAGAAAAGGATTGAAAATAGCATTCCTCTAGGGCAACCTGAGTGCAAGTTTCACGTTATTTGTGACAAGCACTCAGTAAAGGATAGGGCCATGCTCGATAGACCGAATGCCAAGATCAAACCTGTTCCGCATCCGGAGTTTGCGCGGCGGATGCAGATCGCCTGCGACAACAACCCGGATGTGCCACTCCCGAACTACGGTCGCCTCGGTTGGTTTGTGACTGAGATCGAGCGCCGGTTCAATGTGACAGTGACCGTCGAAACCGTTCGCAAATGGTTTGCCGGTGACACGTTCCCCCGCCCGAAGATGATGGGGTATCTTGCCGCTGTTCTCAGTGTGGATCACGCTTGGCTGTCGGTCGGCGCGACTCCGGAGATCAGCGAGAAGCAGAAGAAGGTGCGCAACGCGACCGCCGACGGTGCGGTCAACCTGATTGCCGGGCTGATCCAAATCTGCGGCGGGCATCCCGCTTTCCCGGCTGAGGACGACTCCCACGCCAAGAGCAAGAAGATCGACCTCTACGCTTTCATCAAAGGTGCGCAGTATGCGTTCCATGTGTCGATGGGCAATCTATCCAATGACGGGGTGGCGCTGTCCGTTCCGATCGACGCGGTTGGGGCTGCGGTTGTGCTGGCGGTTGTCCGCACCGGAGAACTCGCATTTCGCTTCTTTGAAGTTGACGCAGAGAAGATCGAAGCCCAAGGCAAACGCAAGGGTGAAGCCTACCTCATTGTCATGCCGGCCGAGCCTGGTGACGACTGGAAAGAGATCCGAACTTTCAGCGAAAGGCTCTGAGGGTATTAATGATGGTATCGAATCCATAACTCATTGATTTCAAACGGAACGTGGTTGCCTCCGGGCCTACCATTATGCTTCCACATTCATCCCAATGCGTCCACAAGTTCAACGATCGTTGGGGTTTATCGTCCTCATGCGTCCACAAGAATACCAGTGCATCCGCCACGCCTAATGGTATAAGTGCTGGTATCGAAGATCGGATACCATCACATGCCCCTGACCGACACCGCCTGCCGCAATGCCAAGCCCTCTGACAAGCCGCGCAAGCTGGCCGATGCGGGCAATATGTATCTGCTCGTTCAGCCTACCGGCGCCCGACTCTGGCGGATGAACTACCGCTTCGAAGGGAAGCAGAAGACTCTCGCCTTCGGCAAATACCCGGAGGTCAGCTTGAGCGAAGCACGGGCGCGGCGCGACGAGGCCAAGAAGCATCTGGCCGCTGGTCTGGACCCATCGGACCCGAAGCCGGTAGATGCGGTCAGCTTTGAGGAAGTCGGGCGCGAGTGGTTGTCGGATCGCCATGACTGGTCTCCCGGTCATCTGTCCCGCGTCGTGTCCCGAATGGAAGCCGACATATTTCCTGAGATCGGACACGTCGCGGTGTCGCAACTGGAAGCCCCGGCGATCCTCGCGGCCCTGCGCAAGATCGAAGCCCGCGGTGCTTTCGAAATCGCCAAGCGGCTGCGCCAGACGATCGGTCAGGTGATGCGCTATGCCGTCGCCACGGGCCGCGCCAGCCGCGATCCTGCTGCCGATCTGCGCGGCGCGATGAAGCCCTCCCCGCGCGTAAGACACATGGCGGCACTGCGCGAGAAAGACCTACCGGAGTTCATGGGTAAGCTGGCGGCCTATGACGGCGAGGTGAGGACGCGACTGGCGATCGAGTTGGTGATGCACACCTTCGTTCGCACCGGGGAACTGCGCTCGGCCCGCTGGTCCGAGATCGAAGGTAATCTGTGGCGCATTCCGGAAGAACGGATGAAGATGGGCCGCGAGCATGTGGTGCCCTTGACCCGGCAGACCATCGCCGTGCTGGATCAGTTGCGCGCCCTGCCCCACGACGGCTTCATCTGTCAGATGAGCGAGAACACGATGCTCTTTGCGATGTACCGGATGGGGTATCATTCGAGGGCCACGATCCACGGGTTCAGATCGACGGCCTCCACGATCTTGAACGAAAGCGGTCTGTGGTCGCCGGATGCGATCGAGCGCCAGTTGGCTCACGTTCCGGGGAACGTCGTCCGGTCTGCCTACAACGCCGCACAGTATCTTCCGGAGCGGTGGAAGATGATGGAGTGGTGGAGCGACTACCTGGATCGGATGAAGGCGAGCGCGGCGTCTTGAGTCGGTTTCACGCGACCTGTCCGTTTTGTCACACGGTTTCACCCGTGTTTACCGCGCTCTGAAGATGCGCCCCGTGGGGTTGTCGTAGCCTCTCACGTTCGGCCCTTCAGGTATCTACTCTCACTACGACATTCGAGCAGAAAGACTGGGCGCTGAGGCGCATCATCAGAAAACGGTGAGCGCGGACTGACGAGCCAAAACGTCGTTTGTCTGCTGGGAGGCGAGGATGTGCGTTTGCCCGTCCTGCCGCGCTCAAGCGTAAATTCTCACGATTTGGATTGAATGTCACGTTCAAAGTGAGTATCCAAGGAAGCATAGAACCGCATGTGGACGCTTCCGAATGTCAGACTGCCTACTCAGATTGCCACAGGTCCAGACGCGAGTTCCGTTGTCGCGCAGCCAAATCTACCAACTGATCAAGGAAGGCTCTTTCCCGAAACAGGTGCGAATCTCCTACAAGGTCGCCGCATGGAAAGAGAGCGAAATTGACGCTTGGATCTCGGCGCAAGGAGCGTCGGCATGAGCGTTGACCCACTGGACGATCTGCTTGGCTGCGAGCCTCAGCCTTCTGACCTGAAGGTCAATCCCCTGGTCGCGCACCTTGAGAAGCAGCGCAAGGATAAGGCGATGCGGGGCAAGCGGTTCGATGAGCCGGAGAAGATCGACACGGAAGACATGCCCCACGAGACCGAGTTCATGCGGCCGGTCGGGATCACCTTCCTCGCGAAGATCATCAAGAAGCAGCCCTATCAAATCCAGAAGCGCCTGGCCAAGTGCCCGGTGATCGGCTGGCACGAGACAGCCGGCAAGACCTCGGCTCCGCAGCCGCTCTACGACTTCCTCACTGCGATGTCTTTTCTGATCGCTCCGAAAGGATCGCTCGAAGACTGGTTCTCGCAGCAGAACTCGGCCTCGCTGCCGCCCTACGTCAACAAGATGTTCTGGGACTCCGCGCACCAGCGGAACCGGGTGATGCGGTCGTCGGCGCAGCTTTGGCATGATGAGGACGTGGTGATCGTCCTCGGGCGGGTTTCGCAGACGATCCGGCAGGAAGTCCGCATGTGGATCGAAGAACTGCCCGAGAAGGAACTGCTGAACACGAAGCAGTACACCGCCCTCGGCGAAGCCTGCGATCGGCTCATCAACAACGTCCGCGAGCAACTGGTGGACATGCCCCGACAGTTCACGACGCTGGCGATGAGCCACACGATCAAAGACGAACTGGACGCTGCTGGCGGGTTGCCTGATGGGACAGCGGACGAAGAATGAAGCGCAATATCCGTCCACCGACTCTGAACGAACTGATCGAGCAGGCGCCCTTCGAGTCACTCGAACACCTGACCACGACGATCTTCAACGAAATGCGCCCCGCCGGCCGAATGTCTGTGACCGGGGCGGCGGAGCAATACACGCGGATCGGCAGCGGCGGCGGTCACTCTAGGCCGTGGTCTAAAGCGACCACGCCCTATCTGGAAGAACCGCAGGACGTTCTCACGTCGCTGGAATACCAAGGGATGATTTTCGTAGGGCCGGCGCGGACGGGTAAGACCGTCATGGGCCTGAACTGGATCTCGCACACGGCGAAGATTGACCCGGCCGACATGCTCTACGTTCACATGGATCGGGAGAACGCCCGCAAGTGGTCGAACGGCGACCTCAATCGCTTCCTAGCCGCATCGACCGCGATCCGGGCCGAGCAGCTTACAGCCCGGCAGTTCGACAACACCTTCGACAAGACCTTCAAGGCGGGTTGGCGCTTCCTGCTCACCTACCCCACCGCATCGAACCTGTCGGGCATCACAGTGCCGCGGGTGCTGTTCATCGACTACGACCGCATGGACGACGATGTGGACGGCGAAGGCAACCCGTATGACCTTGGCGCGATGCGGACAACGACCTTCCGCCGGTTCGCTATGGCGGCAGCAGAGTCCTCGCCGAACCCGAACAAGGAGATCACCGATCCGCGCTGGATACCGGAGACGCCTCACGCCGCTCCGCCGATCAGAGGTATCTTCGAACTCTACAACCGGGGCGACCGCCGCCGCTGGCAGTGGTGCTGCCCGTCCTGCGAACAGTGGTTCGAGCCGTCGTTCTCGCTCCTGAAATGGGACAGCAGCGGCGACACCATGCTCGCCCGCGAGACGACCTACATGGTCTGCCCGAACTCGGGTTGCGTGATCGAACCGCACCTGAAGAACGAACTGAACGGCAACGGCCGGTGGATCAGAGAAGGCGAAATGGTTCTTCCGGGTAAGGCCGGCGAAATCACGCTCCGCCATGGGATGAAGGTCACGCGCTCCACTATCGCATCGTTCTGGCTGAAAGGCCCGGCTGCGGCCTATCAGGATTGGGGCCAGCTTGTCGAAAAGGAACTTCGCGCGCTCGAAGCCCTCGAAAAGACCAACGACGATGGCCCGCTGCGCAAGACCCGCACGACCGACCAAGGGGAATACTATGTCCCGCAGTCGCGGCTGTCGGAACTGTCGCCGGAGGAACTGAAGAACAAGGCCGAGGACTGGGGATCGAGCCAAGACAATCCGACGGTGCCCGAGGGTGTCCGGATGCTGCTCGCCACGGTGGACGTGCAGAACAACGCCTTCGTGTGTCAGGTGAACGGCTTCACCGCGACGGGTGATCTGGTCGTGGTAGATGCGTTCAAGTTAAGGCTTTCCGATCGGCTTAACGCGAACGGCGAGCGCCTGCCGATCGACCCCGCCGCCTTCGGTGAGGACTGGTCAACGATGGCCAAGGAGTTGCTGAACCGTAACTACCCGCTGAACGATGGCTCTGGCCGCCGCATGGGCATCCGGGCCGTGGCCTGCGACTCTGGTGGCCGCGAGGGTGTGACCAAACACGCCTACGCCGCCTGGCGCAAGCTGCGGGACGCTGGTGACGGTCAGCATCGCCGGTTCATTCTGGTGAAGGGCGATGCCCCTCGCACGGCGCCGAGGGTTCGCACTACATGGCCCGACTCCTCGCAGAAGGACAAGTTCGCCACCGCCCGCGGTGACGTGCCCGTGGTCATGTTCCAGTCGAACGCCATCAAGGACATCGTGTTCCTGATGATGCAGCGCCGCGTGGCAAAAGAGGCCGAGCAGCAGGACGGCGGGATGATGCGGTATCCCGACTGGTTGGAGAACTGGTTCTACATCCAGTTGACCTCGGAGATCCGCACGGAGAAGGGCTGGATCAACAGCCGGAAGCGCCGGAACGAGTCCTTCGACTTGGCCTATTACGCGATGGGGATCGTCTACCGTCCGCAGGAAATGGGTGTGCCCTACGTTCACTTCGGCCTCGATCGCATGGACATGACCAAGCCGCCGACCTGGTTCGAGGAATGGGACAAGAACGAGTTCGTCTTCGGCGATCACCAGCAGGCGCCCGAGAAGAAGAAAACCCGATCGCTCGCCGAGATTGCCTCTAGGCTTGCGTAAACTTTCAAGTTAGAAGTGACACATGAACTATTACAATGACAATGACCCGAAGTCTGCCGCGTGGTTGAGGGAACTCATCAAACGGGGTTTGATTGCTGATGGGATCGTTGACGACAGGAGCATCCTTGATGTCGAGCCAAGCGATCTGCGCGGTTACACCCAATGTCACTTCTTCGCGGGCGTTGGAGCCTGGAGTTACGCTCTCCGACTTGCTGGGTGGCCCGACGACCGACCCGTCTGGACCGGATCTCCGCCCTGTCAGCCCTTCAGCGTTGCCGGAGCCGGCCTCGGGGTCGATGATGCCCGACACCTCTCCCCCAAATTTGCGAGCCTGGTACGGGCCTGCCGCCCCGACGTGCTGTTTGGCGAACAGGTCGCAAGCGCGCAAGTCTTCGGAGGCGCTGCAAAGCCGACTCGAAAAGGCGCTGCAAAGCCGCCTGAGTGGGCGTGGCTCGATGATCTATCAGACCGTTTGGAAGCCGCACACTACGCCGTTGGGGCGAGCGATATTCCGTCTGCGGGCGTCGGCGCACCGCACATCCGCCAAAGAACCTTCTTCGGAGCGATCCGGCTGGACGACGCCGCAGGCTCACGACACCTCGGGAAGATCGGAGGGACAGAAGGCGCTGCACGGGACGAAGCACGGCTGTGCTTGCTCGGTGAGGGATGCGGAATTGGCGGGGTGGCCAACAGCTTCAGCGCGGGATTGGAAGGACACGGCCGGCATGGCGACGACCGGAATCAATCCGGACGGGTCGGAACGATCAAGGCTGGATCAACTGCCGAGGGTTGCAGTGCTGGCGGGCTGGAGCACACCGACAGCAGCGACCCAAGGCTCGGGAGAGGCACCGGAAGCGCGGAAAGCGAGGGGCTTCAATCCGGGCTTGGCACCGATGGACGCGGCTGTTCTGGCGGGCTGGAACACGCCTCGGGCGACGGATGGCAGCAACGGAGGTCCGAACCAAGCGGGAGGGGCGCTGTCAGCGGACGCTGCCTTGACGGGCTGCTCAACACCGGATGGCCCGGCGCGACTGACGAGCCTTGGACAAATGCTGACTGGCTTTTCTGCCGGGATGGAAAGTGGCGGCCAGTTGAACCCGGATCATTCCCGCTGGCTCATGGGTCTCCCGCGAGAGTGGGACGACTGCGCGGTTACGGCAATGCAATCAACCCGTGGGCCGCGAAAATCTACATCGAAGCGTTCTGTGATGCGACCGACATCCCTCTCCCGCGAAACCGTGTGGATGCTTCTGGCGTAAGCATCATCTTTTAGGTGATAGTCACTTATTAGTTGAACATCACGTTCACATTCGCTATGACTGGCAAAACACCTCATGGATGCGCGATGCCCCTCACCCTTCAAGATCGCCTCATTGAAGCCGAAGCCGCTTATCACAAGCTGCAAATCGGGGAAAGCGCGGCTGAAGTCCGCGACAGCAACGGTGAGTCGGTGCGCTACACGCAGGCGAACCAGGGCCGCCTCCGCGCCTATATCGCCGAACTGAAAGCCGAGATCGCCGCCGAGGCCGCTGGCTCCACGGTTCGGCGCGGACCCTTGAACCCGATTTACGGGTGAGCGGCATGTTCCCCGAGGTCGCAGAACTGCTTGGTGATACCGCAGCCAGCCTCCCCGCTGCGGAGCAGTCGTCCGGTGCCGGTGTGGCGGCATCGGCATCGGGCGGCGTTTCTTATGACGGCTCGAACGTGGTGGACAAGATCGGCATGTGGCGTCCCGCGCTGCGTTCGGCCGATGCTGAGATCATCCCAGAGAAGGGTATCCTCGACGCCCGCAGCCGCGACACGATCCGCAACGACGCATACGTGGCCAACGGCCAGTCGATCCATAAGGATCACATCGTCGGCGCGCAGTTCCTCCTGAACGCCAAGCCCGACTCCAAACTGCTGTTCGGCAAGCTGGACGACGCTTGGGAAACCGAGTTCCAAGAGGAAGTCGAAAGCAAGTTCATGCTGTGGGCCGAAAGCCCGCAGAACTGGATCGACGCCGGCCGTCGCCGCACCTTGACTGAAACCGTCCGTCTCGCCGTCGGCGTGGACGTGGCCGGCGGCGAGGTTTTGGCGACTGCCGAGTGGATGAAGAACGACGGGCGCCCCTACCGCACCGCGATCCAGATGATCGACACCGATCGCCTGTCTGATCCGGTTCTGATCGACTTCGACAAGCGCGTTCGCGGCGGCGTGGAGCAGGATGCGTTCGGCGCACCGATTGCCTATTACATTCGCCAAGCGCACCCCTCGGATCTCCGCCTGCGGGCGCAGGACTGGGAAGGCGTGACGCGGTGGGACCGAGTGCCTGCCCGCAAGCCGTGGGGCCGCCAGATGGTCTTGCACCTGTTCGAACAGAACCGGGTCGATCAGAGCCGCGGCATCGCGTCGATGGTTTCCGCGATCACCGAAATGCGGATGACCAAGACGTTCCGCAAGACCGAACTGGAACGGGCCGTGATCGCCGCGACCTACGCTGCAAGCATCGAATCCGATCTGCCGAGCGGCGACGTTTACGCAGCGATGGGCGCTGGCACCAGTGACACCAACCCGGCGACACAGTGGCTCTCCGACTACATGGAGCAGATCGCCGAGTATTCCGGCGGTGCCAAGAACTTGCACATCGCCGGGGCGAAGATTCCCGTGTTCCTGCCCGGAACGCACCTGAAAATTCAGAACCCCGGCGCAAACGGGCCGATTGGCGATCGCTTCGAGGCATCGCTGCTTCGGCACATCGCTGCGGCGCTTGGTGTGCCTTACTCGGAGTTCTCGAAGAACTACTCCGACGCGAACTACTCGTCGCTGCGGGCCGAGATGGCGACCATCAACCGCTCGATGCGGAGCCGGAAGAAGCGCGTTGCGGACGCGACTGCGAACTTCATCTACCGCCTGTGGCTGGAAGAAGCGGTGAACTACAATCACCTCGAATGCCTCAAGCGCGCGAATGTGCCGTCCTTCTATGAAGGGCTGAACGCCGAAGCCTATTCCAACTGCGACTGGATCGGGGCCGGGATGGGTCTGATCGACCCGCTGAAGGAAACGCAGGCTGACGTGCTTGGCCTGAAGAACCACCTGACCACGCTGGAAGAAGTGATCGCGCGGCGCACCGGCTCCGACTGGCGCCGGCAACTGCGCCAGATGGGTCGCGAGCGGAAACTCGAAACCGAAGTCCTCGAGTCCTCGGTCTACGACGGCGACTCGACCGACATGCAGAACAGCCTGGCAGCCACGCCGCAGGAGGCCGACAAGTGAACCCGATCCTCGCCCTATTCAACAACGAGCCTGCCCTGATCGAACCTTCGATGCAGGCTGTGTTCGAGTCCTGCGTCCACAAGACCGCGCTGTTCGTGAACACGCTTGAGGCCAAAGGCCACAAGGAACTTGCGGCCGGCTTCTGGTTCTCGGAAGACGACTGGCGCTCGACCTACCGCCCCTACAGCGTGGCGAACGGCATCCTGTCGATCCCGGTCAGTGGTGTGCTGCTGAACAAGTTCCCGTGGGCGATCGGCTACGCGACCGGCTACGAGTATGTCCTTGAGGCCATGAAGCGCGGCATGGACGACGACGACGTGAAGGGTATCGCCCTGATCATCGACTCGCCCGGCGGCATGGTGAGCGGCAACTTCGATTTGGTGGACAAGATGTTTGCCATGCGGGGCGACAAGCCGATCAAGGCGTTCGCGAACGACTCCGCCTACAGCGCGGCCTACTCGATCGCCTCCGCCGCCGACAAGATCTCCGTGTCGCGCTCTGGCGGCGTGGGTTCGATCGGCGTGGTCACGACGCACGTTGACTACTCGGCCGCCCTTGAGGAAGCCGGGATCAAGGTGACTTTCATCTTTGCCGGGAAACACAAGGTTGACGGGAATCCATACGCCCCGCTGCCCGACGACGTGCGGACCAAAATTCAGGCGCGCATCGACGCGCTTTACTCAGATTTCGTGTCGATCGTGGCACGGAACCGGGACATGGACGAGAAGGCAGTTCGGGCGACCGAGGCCGAGACGTTCATGGCATCCGAGGCGATCAAGAACGGTCTGGCTGATGAAGCCGGCTCGTTTGAGGACGCCTTCGCGGCCTTCGCGGCCAACGTGAACTCCAACCAAGAGGACGATGACATGGCCGAAAACAGCAAGGCCCAAATCACCGAAGAAGCCCACACTTCCGGTATCGAGGCTGCAAAAGCCGCCGGCTACAGCGAGGGCGAAGCCGCAGGCTACACCGCAGCCATGACCCGCATCAACGCGATCATCGGCTCCGATGAGGCCAAGAAGCGGCCCAACGCTGCGATGAACGCTGCTCTGAAGACCTCGATGAAGGTCGAAGAAGCGACCGCGTTCCTCGCCACCCTGGCCGAAGAAGGCAAGGTCGAAGCCGCCAAGCCGCAGGGCGCTGGCGCTCCGGCGGGGATGCTCGCCGCTGCGATGGAAAACTCGCAGAACCCGAACATCGGCGCCGACGGCGGCGCTGGTCACACCGATGAAGATGCCAAAGTGGCAGAGCGTTCGGCTCTGCTCCGCTCGTCTGGCATCCCTGGCTTCAAGTCGAAGGAGTAATCGACATGGCGAACGTCACCCCTCCCTATGCCGACCCCGGCCGGGCCTCGTTTGAGGAACTGGACACCTACCTTCAGAACTTCCTGCTGGCGGGCATCCATCCGGAACTGAAACCGGCCGTGTCTGCTCCGCTGCCGAACAGCGTGGCCTATGCGCAGTTCACCGTTGTTGGCCGCAATTCCTCCGGCCAACTGGTTCCCGCTGTCTGGGACGCCGTTGAAGCCAACCGGGTTCGCCCGATCGGCGTTCTGGCACATGCAGCCTCGCTCGGCGCCAGCGGCACCGGCACCGGCACCTTCTGGTACTCCGGCTGCTTCAACATGGATGCCCTGATCTGGGGTGCCAGCTTCGACACCGAAGCGAAGAAGCTGGCGGCCTTCGAAGGCTCGCCCACCCCTACCACCATCATCGTCGCCAAGCGCGGCGCGTAACCTTCGGAGGACATCATGGCAGACAGCCAAAAATACGAACTGTGGCAGACGAACGACTTTCTCGGTGTCTACCGGGACATGAAGTTCGACTCGCTCTACTGGGCCAACTGGTTCGGGACCGAGATCCTGTCCGAAGACGAGTATATCGACTTCGAAAAGATGCCGGTGCGCAACCGCTCGCTGGCCCCCTTCGTTATGCCGCTCGCTCGCGGCCGTGCGATCTACAACGACTCGGCCAAGGCGTATCGGTTCAAACCGGCTTACGTGAAGCTGGAAGATCAGATCGACCCGCTGATGCCGCTGACCCGTCGTGTGGGCATCGACGCCAACGCTTCGCAGCCGATCAACCTGAACCGGCTTTCCCCGGCGCAGCGGCTTGATCTGATCCGCGCTGCGATGTCCGCGCAGCACTTGGACGCCCTGAACCGGACGTTCAACTACATGGCCTGCGTGGCGCTCCGCGACGGCCAGATCACCCTGTCGGGCAAGGACTACCCGACCACGATCGTCAACTTCCAGCGCGCGGCCAACCACACGGTCACGCTCGCCCCCGGTTCTCGCTTCGGCGAGGCTGGTGTTTCGATCATGGACTTCGTTCAGCTTGTGATCGACCGCATGACGAACGCCGACTTCGGCGGGTTGCCGACGCGGATCACGATGGGCGGCGGTGTTTGGTCGGTGATGCGGGCCAGCGCCGAAATCCAAGCCTATCTGGATCTCGACAAGCGCGACTCGGGCAACGTGCAGTTCGAGCGTTCGCTGGTCACGGGCGACCCGATCTTCAAGGTCGGCACCCTGTCGATTGGTGGCGGTTCGGGCGCTTCCATCGAGTTGTGGGTCGATAACTCGACCTACATCAACCCGGAGACTGGTGTTGCCACGCGCTATATCGGCAACCACCAAATGCTGTTCACCGCCCCGGCCGCCGCGATCAACGGCATCCAGGCGTTCGGGCGCATCATCGACCGGGCTGCGAACTGGGAGCCGATGCGGTTCTTCCCGAAGAACTGGGTCTCCACGGGCGACGTTGAGGTGGAGTACATCACCCACAAGTCGGCCCCGCTTATGGTTCCGCTGAACCCGAACGCGACCCTGCTCGCGAACGTCATCGCGCCTTGAGCGTAACAGGGCGGCCCAATACCGGGCCGCCCTAACTCCAACGGGGAATGCTCCGCCATGAAAGCTGCTTACCTGATTCACGAGGTCGTTCTGAAAAGCGAACGCCTCGCCCCGTCGAGCGTCATCGAACTGGACGACGACACCTTCGCCGAACTCGAAACTCTTGGCGCTGTGCGCGAAGCGACCGACGCTGAGGCCGGCTTCGCCGTGCCGCAATCGAAACCAGCCGAGCCTGCGAAGAAGGCCGCTGCGAAGACCGGCAAGAAAGAGACCAAGGCCGACGCTGATGCCGCTGCGAAGGCACAGGCCGACGCTGATGCCACTGTGAAGGCGCAGGCCGACGCTGATGCCGCTGCCGCTGCCGCTGATACCAAGCCCGACTCTGATCCGGACGTTGCCGCTGCTGCGGACGCCGATCTGCTGGACGGCAAATAATGGCTGGATGGCGGGACATAAAGGCGAAGATGAACGCCAAGGTTCAGAACACCTTTGAGTGTCCCGCCGTCTATCTTCCGAGCAACGCGGCGGATCTCGCGACCCGCGTTGACGTGCGGCTGCACGTAAAAATCGCACCGCAGGAAAACGAATTCGTGTGGGCCGGCGCATCTACGATGCTGGAAGCCACGCCCCGGATCGTATTCCGCAAAGATCAGATTTCAATGACCCGGCAGAACGCCACCATCATTCTCGCCCCCGGTGAGATGTATCGGCTTGGCGCGGCTGAACCCGAGCGGTTTGGCTACTACAAGGTCGATTGCACCCGCCTTTCCTCCGATGAATGCTCGACGGTTATCACTGCGATTGGTGCAGTCGCCGGCCCGATCTGGGAAGGCATTCTGCCGTGATCCAAACCCTATACCTGGTTGAAAGCAAAGAGGCCGCGCAGTTCATCGGCGAGGTGAGCGACATGCAGTTGCGCGCTATGTCGAAGGCGCTGAACAAAGCCGGCCCGCACACTCGGACGATGATGGACCGGGCGATCCGAGATCAGGTGGCCTATCCTGCCAGCTATCTGCGACCCAGCACGAAGCGACTGTTCGTTGCGAAAAAGGCGAACAAGTCGAAGCTGGAAACCGTTATCGAAGGCCGGGGCCGTCCCACCTCCCTCGCCCGCTTCGTCAAGGGCGGCGCCGCCTCCATGAAGAACCGGAAGACGAAGCCGGAGCAGATCAATGTCGAGGTGAAGCCTGGCTCCATCGGCGGGATCAAACGCGCATGGATCGTCAACCTTCCCGGCGCCCCCGACAGCAACAACCTCGGTCTGGCGGTTCGCACCAAGCCCGGTCAGAAGCCGAAAGGCGCATACGCGCCCAAGCGCCTCGATAACAACGTGTGGCTGCTCTACGGCCCGAGCGTCGATCAGGTTCTCTATTCCGTCCGCAACCGGGGCGGCGTGATCTCGCAAGTCTACGGGCCGACGCTGGACTTCCTCAGCAAAGAGTATGACCGCCTGCTCACCTTGGAGATGCAGAAAAATGGCTGATCCATTCCGCCTTCGGGTTCTCAAGGCTCTGACCGAACACTTGCAGCAGATCACGCCTGCGAACGGTTACGAGTCGGACCTGTCGAACTTCACTGCTTCCGACGGCCTGATCTCACCGCGGGTCTTCCGTGGCCGCGACAGCTTCGGGGAGAACGACGATCTGCCTTTCGTGTCGATCCTCGAAGACTTCCGCCCTGATGAACAGAAGGTCGGTGGGCCGGGCGCAACCGAAGGCGCTGGACAGTGGCGTCTGCTGATCCAAGGTTTCGTCAAGGACGACCGGGCCAACCCCACCGATCCGGCCTACACGCTGGCCGCCGATGTGGTCAAAGCCCTCGTCCTGATCCGCAAGGATCGCTACAACATTCTGGGCCTCGGTAACTCTATGCCGTGCGTGAACAAGCTGAGTTTCAAGCAGCCTGTCGTCAGGCCGGCGGATGGTGAGGTTTCCTCCACCGCGTTCTTCTTCATCACTCTAAATCTTGAGTTGGTGGAAAACCTTGAGAACCCCTTTGCGTGAGGGAAACTTTCACGCTATAAGTGCAACTAACGCCAAAAGGAGTCACTCACATGGCAGACAATCTCGCAATCGGCAAAGGCGAACTCTGGTTCGCACCCTACAAGCCCGGCACCCAGGAGCCTGATGGTTTCTACTTCGTCGGCAACTGCCCGGAACTGACGTTGAACCGCGAGGCAGACACCCTGCCCCACTACAGTTCGACGGCTGGCTTCCGCCGGAAGGACGAAGAAATCACGATTGAGTCCCGCATGAACGGGTCGATCATGTGCGACGACGTGCGCCCGCAGACTGCCGCGCTGTTCCTGATGGGTGAAGAAATCATCCTGACCGTTGCGTCGGCCACCGCGCTTTCGACCGTCATCGTCGGGGCCAAGAAGGGCCGCACCTATCAACTCGGCGAGACCGTGGGCCAGCCGAGCGGCGCCCGGAGCATCACCAACGTGGAAGTGACGCTCACCAGCACTCCTGCGACCGTCTATGTCGCGAACACGGACTACACGGTTGACCTCGAACTCGGGCTGCTGACGATCCTGCCCGCAGGCGCCATCGCTGCCGCCGCTGGCTTGACTGTCAACTTCGATCAGAGCGCCCACACCCGGTCGCAAGTCATCGCCTCCGACAACGAGGCGCAGGGTGCGCTGAAATACATCAGCTACAACCCGATCGGCAAGCGCATGGACTACTTCATGCCTTGGGTGAAGGTGCGTCCGAACGGCGACATCAGCCTCATTTCTGAGGAATGGATGACGATCCCGCTGACCGTCGAGGCGCTGTACAAGGGCGATCTGTCGCTCTGCTACCTGGATGGTCGTCCGCTCATCTGATCCTGAAACGGGGAGGCAAATACCGTGGGTCTTAAGAATCTCGTGATCCCCGAAGTCACAGTCGAAATCCCTGGCAACGAACCGCTCGTTGTCAGGGGTCTCGGCATTGACTCGGTCATGTTCCTGGTCCGTCACCACCGGGACAATCTGGAAATGCTGTTCCAACAGGCGCAAGCCGGCAAGATCTCGGCAGAGAGCGCCGAGGCTGTCGCGCTTGAGGTCATCGCCGTGTCGGGCATTCTGGCTGGCATGATCATCGCCTGCGGCGCGGGCGAACCGGATGAATGGCAAAAAGCCATGCAACTGCCGATGGATGTTCAGGCCGAATTGCTGCTTCAAATCGGCCTTCTCACCTTTGCGTCCGAAGGTGGCGTGGAAAAGTTCATGCAGACCGTCCTAAAAGTCATGTCGGGCGTGGCGGCTCTGCCAAGAAAGCTGGCCTGACAGACTGGATCATCGGCGTCCGCAGGCAAGTGAATCTGTTGCTGTCCTGCGGGCACCCCGAGGCTTGGTCATACCCGATCTGGCTGGTTTCGTTCGAAGCGAACTTGCAAGTAGAACGTGAAAATTCACGTATGGCGTCTCAAGTTCTGCTGACAAAGATGGCGTTTGACGCTATACCAAATATGGGGGTCAAGGGTTCCGCCACCCGGAAAGCCGCCCAAGCCTTTACGAAGGCGATCAAGGGGATGTTCGGGGAATAGTATGGCGGATATTCAAAAAGTCGCGCAGTTTGTCCTTCGGGCAAAAGACGAAGCCTCCCCGACGATCAAGGCTGTTGGAGAGACGGTGCGCCGTCTTTCCAATATCAAGGTCGAGAACCAAGTCCTCGCCCTCGGCAACCAGGTCAACAAGCTGGAAACGGCACTGGCAGGCGCTCGCAAAGAGGCCGCCGGGTTCGGCACCTTGCTCGCACAGGCGAAGCGTGAGGGATCGGCCAGCGCTGCCGCCATGTCCGAATACGGGCAAGCCCTCAGCGGCGCACAGGCCAAGACCCGCGCTCTGAAGCAGGCGCTCGCCGATAAGGTCGGCCAGCTTCACCGGGTCCGCGATGCCGCTCAAGGATCGTTCGCGGCGTTCTCCCGCGGGGCTGATGCGCTGGACACCAACGCTGCAAAGCAGGACCGGCTTCAGCGCGAACTGGCTCAAACCAAGGCCGCTTACGATCAGGCCACGACCGCCGCCGCCAAGCACTTCAAAGGGGCGAACGGGTTCCAGTCGCGTCGGGGCAACCCGCTCGTGCAACAGGCCCGAGACCTCAAAGCGTCGATGGTGGAAATCGAGGCTGAACTCGCGCGCATGAACGGCACGACCCGCGGCTCGTTTGCTGCCTTCGACCGCGTGGCAATGTCGATGGAGAACCAGACGACCGAGGCGCTGCAACTTGCCCCGGTGATTGATCAGAACAGCGCCAATGCAGCGCAGAACGCCGCCGCACAGGTGAAGCAGAAGGCTGCGATCGAGGCCACAACTACGGCCATGCGTCGGCAACAGCAGATCGCGCAGCGGCCGGTTGGGCGCGGCATGGGCGGCGGTCGTGGCAACGTGTTCGATGAAGCGAACGACTCCTATGCCACTCGGCAGGGTCGCGGGCCGCTCGGACTCCGTCCCTACGAACTGACGAACCTTGGCTATCAGGTCAACGACGTTGTGTCGGGGATCGCGATGGGCCAAGCCCCGATGCAGATTTTCGCGCAGCAGTTCGGCCAGATCGCCCAAATCTTCCCGTCCGTCACGGGTGCCATCCTCCGGTTCCTCCCGGTCATCGGCGCATTCACCGTCGCCGTGGTCGCGCCGATCGCCCGCATCAGCGCCCTGAACGCCTCGGTCGAACAGTTTGAGCGGCAACTGTCGCTGTCTGCAGACGGCGCACTCTACAGCGCAAGCCGCCTCGGGCTGATGGCGCAGCAGCTTGACGACCTCGGCATGGCCGTGGACGACGCGCGCACCGCGATTTCAACGATGATCAAGGCCGGCGTGGTCGAGGGTCAGATCAAGGGGCTGGTGTTGGCTGCGGAAGATCTCGCGAGCGCCACCGGCCAGACCGTGCCCGAGGCTGCTGAGAAGATGGCGGCCGCATTCACTGGCGGCTTTGAAGGCATTCAGGAACTCGACCGGGAACTGAACTTCCTGACCGCAACGCAGTACGAGAACATCGCGGCGATGTTCGATGCCGGCGATAGTGCCGGCGCGTATGCTGCAGCTCTCGGCGCTCTGGAAGGGCGACTGGACAGCGTGTCGAACAAGTCGAGCGGGCCGTGGGGCCAGGCGATCGACAACATCGGCACGGCCTGGAACAACTTCATGGCGTATCTTGCCGATACGACCGCCATTCAACTGACGATCCGGTCGATCGACGCGCTCGGCATCGGACTTGAAAAAGTCACCGGGCTTCTGGTCGCCGCCACGGACGCATCCCCTCGTGTCAATGCGAGCGGGACTCTGGAACAGCAGATCTCGGTCGCGACCGACGACGATCTTGATCAGCAGATCGCTGTCGCGCGCAGCTTCATCGAACGCACCTTGGCCGAGAAGAAGATCGGAGTCGAACTGGACCCGTACTTCGACACGACCGCCGTGGACGCGCTTCTCGCCGAACTGCAAAAGGAACTGGACTATCTGCTGGCCGCAAAGAACCTTCCGGCCTCTGATCGCCGGGACGGGAACTTCAAGCCTTATGACGGTGAGATGCCCTCCAAGACGGCGCAGGACTGGGCTGCGCAGATGGACGCCGTGGAAGCGGCTCATGTCCGTGTGACCGAGCAGACGCAAGAGCAGAAGAAGGCTCAAGTAGACGTGTCGCGGTCGATCGACGAAATGCTCGACAAGATGGAGCAGGAAGCCGACCTCGCCAGCATGACGGCTGAGGAACAGTTCATTCAGCAAGGCATCCTTGAGGCGATGAACATCGCCAAGGAGCGCGGTGCCACGCTGGACGAAGCGGCCTTGCGGAACCTTCGCGAGCGCCTTGGCGTTCTCTACGACATGAAGGCCGCTGGCGATCCGTCGCAGTATGAGAGCGAGTTCACGGTTCGGCGGTTCAACGGCACGGGCGGCAGCGAGGCCGAACTGGTCGCGGCGGCCGTCGAAGTCGCAAAGCAGCTTGGGGTCAACGCTGCCGACATCCTGACTGCGATCAGCTACGAGACCGGCGGGACGCTGGACCCGTGGCAGAAAGGCCCGACGACACAGTGGGGCGAACACCGGGGTCTGATCCAGTGGGGTGAACCTCAGCGCGAGCAGTACGGTGTGACCGAACTCTCGACCATCGCCGAACAGATGATGGCCATCGCCCAATACCTCCGCGACAACGGGGTGAAAGAGGGCGACGGCCTGATGCAGATTTACGCTGCCATCAACGCTGGCGATGCCTCTCGGACGGGCGCGACCGATGCGAACAACGGCGGCGCTCCCGGCACGGTGGCTGATAAAGTCAACACGCAGATGGCCGACGACAAGGCCCGCGCCGAAGGGCTGCTTGCCGCGTATGGTGGCTTGGCCGACGAAACCGAACGCCGTGTTGAAAAGGAAAAAGAGGGCGCGGAAGCCTTCGATGAACGCAAAGCCGACATGGAGTTCGAACTGTCGCAGGCTGGTCTCGCCGAGCGCGAGGCTGCGATCGCCGAGGCGCTGCGCACCGCCGAGAAAGAGCGTGGCCGGGCGCTGACCGCAGATGAGCGGGCAGACATCGAGCGGCTGGCTGCGGCTACCTACGACGCAGCGAACGCCGAACGCCTCCGGGGAGAAGAAGGCAAGCGGCTTGAGCAAGAGATCAACACGCTGTTGGAACGCCAAGCGTTCCTGCGTGAGCAGATCGAGTATGCGCAGCAGACGGGCGACATGTCGGCGGCCTCCACTGCGGAAGCCGAACTGCTGAAGGTCAACGAGCAACTGGACGCAGCGAACGCCAAGTCCCTCGCCTTCTGGCAGTCGATGGGAGGCCCGGAAGCTGAGGCTGCGATCCTTGCGCTGCAACGCACTCAGTTCGAACTCGGCAAGCTGGACACGCGCTTCCTGATGACCGGCGAGCAGATGAACGAGTTCATGGCGAACTCGGCCACCAACGCCTTCACGAAGTTCGCCGAGGCCGTCGCCAACGGTGAGAACGCCGCGAAGAGTCTGGGTGACGCCTTCCGCCAGATGGCAGCGGACATCCTGCTCCAACTCGGCCAGATGATCGTAAAGCAGGCGGTCTTCAACATGCTTTCCAGCATGTTTGGCGGCGGCGCTGGCGGTGGGATCATGGGCCTGGTGGGCAAGCTGTTCCATACCGGCGGCGTCGTCGGCAGTGGCTCCGGCCCGTCCCGCTCTATCCCGGCGGCAGCGTTCGCTGGTGCCCCGCGCTATCACGAGGGCGGGATCGCCGGGCTGAAATCTGGCGAGGTGCCGGCGATCCTGAAGCGCGGTGAGGAAGTGCTGACCGAGGACGATCCTCGTCACGTCGGAAACGGCGGCGGCATGGGCGGCGAGTCTACGGTGATCAACGCGATCGACGCTCCGTCGTTTGTCGAGGAAGCCCTGAAGTCCGCTCGCGGGCGCAAGGTGATCCTGAACTACATGAGCGCCAATTCCGGAGCCGTTCGCGGCGCGTTGGGGGTGTGAGTTGCCGACAAGCCTGACAGCAATCAACCTGATCATCGGCGCCCCGGTCCTCGGGAATCCGAATGCGGGATACTATTCGAAGCTGACCGTCGGGCCGTTTATCATGGCATCCCCGGTGATAGATCGCCCGCGCATCGCGTCGTATCACCCGTGGACGATCCCGGCGAACTGGGAGCGCGGCGTCACGGAAGAAGTGTCGTATCGCACCGAGGTCATCACGAGCCGCGACGGCACGGAACAGCGGATCGCGCAGCGGGTGAATCCCCGCTACGTGTTTCGGTTCGGGGTCCGCGTTGGGCCGCGCCGCGCCGCCGAGTTGGAGCGACTTCTGGTGCGGCGCCAAGCCTGGAACTACCGCTTCCCTCACCCGCGAGCCTCGGTGCTGCTGGATCGCGGCCATCCGGGGGCCGCCGGGTTCTCTGGCCGGTTCGATGGTGAGCCTGTGGTCACGGCGCGCACCGATCGAGTTCTGGACCTCGAAGTGGCGGTGAAGGTGAATCCGGGCGTCTACGTGGGTGACTATCTGACCTCTTACGAATACCCGGAAGGGTTGGAGTACCATGACGGGCTTGAGGTCTTGACCTTGGAGCCTAACTGGGCCGACCCGGTTCGGATCACCTTCGGCCAGAAAAGCGAGATGTTTGACTTGCAGCGCGGGGTCACTGGCTTCAACACGCCAGAGCGGTTTACGAACCGGACGATCCAGTGCGGCTATATGCTGCGCAACGAGGAACAGGAGAACATTCTGCGCGGCCTGTTTGCCCGGATGCGAGGGCAGCAGGGCGAGTTCTACGTGGCCGACCCGCTGAGTGCGCAGATCGTTCTGACGAGCGGGATCTCCGCTGGTGCCGCCTCCATCACGATCCCCGGCCCCGAGTTCTACCGGCGGTTCCACACCGAGGAAATTTACCGCAACATCGCCATCCAGACGCGCACCGGGTTCCTCTATTGCAGGATTTCGAGCATCACCCTGGTCGGTGGAAACTCTCGCGTGTCCCTCACCGACACGCTGCCGGAAATTCCCCTGTCGGACATCATCGGAGTTCGTTGGCTTCTGAAGATGCGCTTCGCTGCCGACACGCTCGTTTTCGATTGGGACACAGCCGCCGTCGGGCGGATCACCCTGACCCTTCGTGCCCTTGAGGATGCCTCACCATGAGTTACGCTGAACTCGAAATGCTCCGCACTGAAGGCCAGCCCGCCACGCTGTTCTTCATTCAATGGGGCACGGCTTCATCCAGCTACTTCGCCTACACGGACTCGGACATTCCGATCACCTTCGACGGCATCACCTATCTGCCCGAGACGATCGGTCGGTCCAGCATCGAGGCGTCGGGCAGCTTGGATCGCAAGGCGCTCGAAATCGACATCTCGCCGCTGGCCGGCGTGGTCAAAATGTATGCCGACTTCCCGCCATCGGTGAAGGTCGGTCTGACCATTTTCCAAGGGCACGTCTCGGACCCGAGCGAGGATTATGTCGCCGTGTGGACTGGTGTGATCAAGAACATCAACCGAGAGCCGCCCTACGCGAAGATCATCGGCGAGCCTCTGGACAGCATCATGGCTCGGCCCGGTCTGCGGCGCTACTACATGTATGGATGCCCCCACGTCCTCTACGACAACCGGACGTGCCGTGCGAACAAGATGACCCTCCGCCGGCTTCTCACCCCTACATTGATCGGGGCGAACTTCGTGCGCTTCGCCTCGGGCTGGTCAGGTGCGGTCGCCCGCGAGAAGTATATCGGCGGCTACATCGAATGGACTGACACGCAGGGCAACACTCAAATCCGCTCTGCGATCGACTTCGGCGCCACCGAGAACGAGGTGATCGTGGGCAATACCCGCAACCTTGAGGCCGGGATGCAAGTCGCCTTTTACGCGGGCTGCAATCGTCAGACCTCGGACTGCCGGGATCTCCACAACAACATCGTGAACTACGGTGGCCAGCCCTACATCCCACTGGAAAACCCGGTGGACTTCAAAAACCGTTTCTATTGAGAGGCACAGCGGATGGTCGCGTTTCTAGCAGCATTCTTTATCCAGCTTCTCGTCGGCGTGGCGCTGATGGTGCTGGCGTTTCTCATCATGCCGAAGCCCAAGCCCGAGCAGCCGGCGGCCAGTCGTGATCTTGACAATCCTACCGCCGAAGCTGGCCGGCCAATCCCGGTTGTCTTCGGGACCATGTATGTGAAGGGCAGCAACGTCATCGACTACATGGACAAGGGCAAGGCCGATTTCGAGGTCAACGCATAATCACGTTTTACTTGCATTTCACATACGGCGTGTTTATAGATCGGAGGAAAGGTGCAGCATGGATGATCCAGACGACTTCATCGTGAAAGCGGAAGACGTTCGCGCCGCTGGCTACTGCGCCATCGGCCTCAAAGGCTTTCTGGAAGAACGTCAGATCTCTATGCGCGACTTCATCCGGCATGGTTTGCCGGCAAGCACATTCATCGGTTTCAAAGACGCTCGCTCTGATCGGGTTGTGGCAAAGGCTCGGGAGCGGAATCGGTGAGCAGAAAAAAACCAAAGCAGCGAGTCACGGAATACTTCACGTCGATCCACTATGCCGTTTGTCACGGGCCGGTGGAGAAGCTGATCTCGATCCGCGTCAACGACAAGGTTCTCGGGAAGTGCGCCCGGCTGCTCGGGCCTGTGATCTACATCAACGCATACGACTTGTTCGGGGGCGTGAAGAAGGAAGGCGGCTTGGTCGGTCGCCTCGCTTGGCAGGACGGCTCGGAAGATCAACTGCTTGATCCCTATGTCGCGCTCAAGAAAGGCCAGCCTCAAACCAACCTCCCTGGTTACAGGGGCATTGCCACCGCGTTCTTCACTGAGACGCCGATGGGTTGGTCCGACTACGTTGATCCTCCCAGCCTATTGAAAACAGTGCTGTCGATCAGCGGCGGGTCGGCCTCTCCGAGCGGTTTCTTTGGGGCCGCGTATGACGCAATCGTCGCGTTGTTCCGTCGTACCCGCAGACGTGGTTTCTACTGGTCGGCGAACCAGCCGATCATTCCCCCGACCCACTTCCGCATCACTCGCTTGGACCGGACGTGGCGGAGCGACATTGCGGCGATTCCGGGTGCTGTGGACGTTGGGGAATATGCCGTATGCATCGCGATCGACTTGTCCCTGTCTATGGCCGAAGGCACTCGCCTCGACGCTGCGAAGTCAGCCGCGATCACTCTGATCAAGGATTTGCGCGACAGCGAGAACGCGGCCACGTTTGACATTCGGGTTGTGGGTTGGGGCGGCACGGCCACCGTGCTTCAGTACCGGAACTGCACACCTGACAACTATACTGCGCTGATCAACTTCATCCTCAGCCTCAGCCTTCGCAGCGCGACCGTCTTCTCCAAAGCGGTCGAAGGGCTTCAGGATTTCTATGACGGGGCACCCAAGAAGTGCCGCCTTTTCGTCTTTCTGACCGATGGTGAGCCGAACAGTCCGGACGACGCCACCGCCGCAGGGAACACCTTGGCGGCGACTGGGGCCGAGGCGTATGCGTTCAACATCGAACTCGCGAACACCGTTCAGACCGCGAAGATGGACAACACCCCGAGCGACGGTGTGCCGGTCTTTATCAGGGAATACGGTGCGAACTATCTGGGCAATCTGTTCCGGGCCGCGTCCACCCAGCAGATCGACATGAACCCGGCTCACATGATCCGTGAGTGCCTGACCAACAGCATTTGGGGCTTGGGCCTGCCAGACACGGCGCTGGACATGGACATGTTCGAAGCCGCTGCCGAAACCCTCTTTGGCGAAAGGTTCGGCCTTTCGATGATCTGGACCCGGCAATCCGGGGTGCAGGACTTCATCGGCGAGATCCTGTCGCACATCCAGGGCACGGTCTACGTCAACCCAATGAACGGCAAGATTTGCCTAAAGTTGATCCGGAACGACTACGACGTGGGCACGTTGGATCTCCTTGATCCGTCGAACTGCAAGGTCACGTCGTTCAAGCGCAGAACCCCGGCCGAAGTCACCAACGAAATCGCGGTGACGTGGACGAACCCCAACACCGAGAAGGAAGAAGTCGTAACGCTGCAAAGCCTCGGCTCGATCGTCGCGAACAACGGCGAAATCGTATCCGACAACCGGAACTATTACGGGGTGCGGCGCGCGGACCTCGCCGCCGAACTTGCCGGGCGCGATCTGGCTGCATCGACGGCACCACTGTCCACGGCTGAGGTCAAGGCCAACCGGGCGTTCTCGCGCAAGGTTCCGGGCGATGTGGTCAAGTTGACCGATCCGGAGAACGGCGCCTACGAACTCATCATGCGGATTATGAAGGTCGATTACGGACGGCCGGGCGACTCCGAGATCCAGTTGACCTTGACCGAGGACGTTTTCAGCTACTCCAAGCCGCGCTTCATCTTGCCCCCGGTCAGCGCGAACACGTCCGCGGGGAAGGCTCCGACCCCGCCGACTTTCGCCGAGATTATGACGAGCAACCCCTACATGAACCAGACGGCGACGAACGCTCTGGACGATCTGGTGGACCCGGAAGCACAGGTGGCCTTCTTCGTCGCCTCAGACAACTCCGACAGCTTCGACGTGGAGGTCTTTCAAGAGACCTCTACCAGCACGGGCGCAGTGGTGTTCGAGTCCATCGGGGAGTTCAACCTTGTGGGGCGCGGGCCGATTGTCGATCTGCTGCCGGCCGAAGCTGAGTCAACGATCCCCCTGCCCGCGACCTTGGCCGGCGAACTGCCGGAAATCTCCGGCTTCGCCTTGTTCGGGGCGACAGGGATTCCGGAGAACCGCCACGAGATCGCACTGATCACCGGACGGGACAGCCTCACCGGGGAGTGGACCCTCGCCCGAGGCGTGATGGACACCGTGCCGTGGGAATGGCCCGCAGGCACTCCTGTCCGGTATTTCAACGTCGATACCACGCTCATCAGCCCGAACGCAGACACCTATGGTTCGGCCACGGACTATCGCTTCCAGCCGCGCACGTCGGTTGGGCCGTTAGACGCCTTTGACGCCCCGATCATCACCTACACGCCAACCGATCGCCTGTATGCTCCGGCCCGCCCGGCGAACGTGTTCGTGGCTGGCCAGGACTTCGGTGACGTTGAGGCGCATCTGCTCACTTCGGTCTCCGTGACGTGGGCGAACCGAAATCGCTTGACCGAAGGCACGGTTCTTCTGCGCTGGACTGAAGGCACCATCAGCCCCGAGGCCGGTCAGACGACCACGGTGCGCCTCATCGACTATTACACCGGGGCGACGATCATCGACTACCCCGGCCTGACCGGCCTGACCGGCACCTCGTTCAGCTTCGATCCGGTCGATCGTGGCACCGCCACTCGCATCCGCGTTGCGGTTCTAGCTGTCCGCGATGGCTTTGAGTCCATTCAGGGCCACGAAATCGAACTCGACTTCAATTACGGCATCCTTCTCGAAGACGCCGACACGCTGGCAGCGACCGCTCTGCTGCTCACCGAAGATGGCCCATTCATAGCACTGGAATAAGCGATGGCTACTGCACCGAAGAAGATCAGCGAACTTGTCACGGCCGGCACTCTCACCGGGGCCGAGGAACTTCCGGTCATTCAGGGAGGCGCAAACAGGCGCGTGTCTCTTTCCAGTGTCATTTCGTTCTTCACCAGCACTTCGACGCTGGCCGACGGCTCGGTTACGAACGCCAAGCTGGCGAACATGGCGACGGCTAGTCTGAAAGGACGAACGACCGCAGGCACGGGTGTTCCCGAAGACCTTACGGTGGCGCAAGTCAAGACGATGCTCGGCTACACGGCGGCAGATGTCGGCGCATCTGCGACAGGCCACACCCACACGGCGGCAAACATCACCGACTTCAGCGCAGCGGCGGATGCCCGGATCGCGGCCGCCTCGATCAACGCGCTGGCTGATGTGACGATCACTGCGCCCACGGCGGGCCAGGTCATCAAGTGGGACGGAACCCAATGGATCAATGACGCCGACGCC